ACATCCTGATGGTGAATTAACTATTAAGATGCCTAAAAAAGTTGACACATCAATTCCATTAAGGGTTAAGTCTAAAGGGTTTAGATTAGAAACTATAGGTGATCTAATGATCAATCAGTTTGTTAAATTTGAGAGGGATTAAATTAGTGAAAGAAGGTCTCTAATTGCGGAAATAATACCATATACCCCAAAAAAGAAAAATAGACCACCACCAATAAGAACAAATTTTTGGGTATTTTGAACTTGTTTACTTTCTTCACAAGCTCTACATTTAACTTCTGTTGGTTTTTGATCTTCCATATTCTATATTATATAAATAATAGTATTGCCTTTAATTACTTTAGTAAAGTTATTATTTTCTAATTCCTCTTTGATTATTGTATCACCATCACTGGTTATAATAACTAACTTATTTTGTTTTTTAAAATTTAATTTTTCGGGATGTTTAATTGAGGTCGCTATATTCAGATTAATCCCATCTTCATCATTGTGAGGATAAATTATAAAATCAAAACCATTCCAATTATCTCTCACTAAAATGGAGTCCTTAAATGGATTGGAAATAATAGATTTGGAAACATCCGCAATGACATCGTTAAATTCAAATACAACGTTTGCTAAATCCTCAAAATCAGGTCTGGCTTTTGAAGAATTTCGAGTATTTGCTATTTGAGTGTGATCAGTTGCATTTACGTTAAATTTTTCATCACCATCGGTGAAAGAACCCATATGGATCCTGTTTTCAACAATCAATGAATTAAGTATTTGTAATAAATTCATATATATAAATATAAGACCCCCCGAAAAAACGGAGGGTCTTAATAAGATAGTTTATCCAATTTAGGAAGGTCTCTATCTAACCCGAATCGTTTGCCATCACCAGATTCTCGGCGGTCAGCTTTCGAGTGGGAGGGCTGACATTCCCTGTGTGTCAAACACTCTACAAAGATAAGTATATTATTGAGTTTGCCAAAACTTTTTAAAGAAATATTTTTAAGTTGATTAATTTGGGTTTCTTTTATATATTTGTATCATGTTAAGTTATATAGGTGGTAAGAGTAAAATTGGTAAATGGATTGTTCCATTTTACGATAAAGATATGGAGGTTTATGTAGAGACCTTTGGCGGAATGTTTTGGTGTTTTTTTAATATGGACCTAAAACAGTTCCCAAACCTAAAAAAAGTTGTGTATAACGACTTTAACCCGCTGAACTACAACCTCTTCAAGTGTGTTCAAAACCCAACCGAACTATTGAAAGCTATTAACGCAATCGATTGTCAAAAGTTGGGTGAGACACCAACACCACCAATCTATAAAGAACAATTTATCAGCTTTCAGGCTGAATTATTCGCTGAAAATTTCAGGGTAGAACCTGGCAATTATGAAGTTGCGGCTAAATACGTTTATATCCTTACACAGGTTTTCAGTGGTTCAAAACCTGAAAAATCAAATTTTATTGATCTAAAAGGGAAGTATAAGTCAAAATATCTTACCTTTAGGGATAAATTAATGAAACCTGATTGGATTGAACATTTCCTTAAGATTACAGAAGTGGAAAATATGGACTTCGCTGATGTAATTGAAAAGTATGACTCACCAACCACCTACATTTATTTGGACCCACCTTATTGGAAAACAGAGAACTACTATTCAAATCACGACTTTGATAGAGAAGACCACGAGCGTTTGGCGAACGTATTACACAACATACAAGGTAAGTTTTCTTTATCTTATTATGACTTTGACATTCTTAAAGAATGGTTCCCTGAGGACCAATATACTTGGGTTAAAAAGGAGTTTGCTAAAGCGGCTTCAGCCAAGAAAGGTGAAAAACAAAATATGGGTGAGGAATTACTTATTATGAATTACTAATTTTTTCTTAATTACAAATATTTATTAATAAAAAAATCATGTCAATGCTATTTACAAACTTATTGAAAGATCTTATCGTCGAAAATTCGAGATTCCAAGTTCTTTTTGACAAATTCGTTAAACCAAAAGAGAAAGGTAAAAAAGGGTTATTGCCTTTTGAAACATTGTTTGCGTTGATCGCGGCTGACCCAACATCAAAGTTTCCTGATGGAATGGATGCTGACAACGCCACACCTAACGATATGGACCGTGTTAAAATCGGTAAATACGTCCAATGGTTATTGAAAAACTTTATCACACCTAAATTGGAACCAAATCACCCATTAAATATTTTGGATCCTCAATCAGGTCAATATAAATCGGCACTTAAAGAATATAGAGATCTTTTTATGGAGGATTTGTATAAGGTGACTGGTGACTTACAAAAATTTGAAAGATTCAAAAATAGATTACCTCAAGAGTTACGTGATATTAATAAGTTGACTGTTGATGCATTATACGATCAAGTTAAGGACTTTAGTTTAGAGAAAACTAAAGCGACTGCTGAAGAGAAAAAAGAAGCGTCTAAAACATATGAGCACCCTGGTGCTGATGTTGTTTATCGTGGTCAAGATTGGACTGTGGCTAAAATCTCAGACACAGGTCAAATAGGTAAAAACGCGGCATGTTTCTACGGTGGTAACTACCAAGAACCATCTAAAGGTGAAACAAGATGGTGTACATCATCACCTGGTCTTACTTGGTTTGATCGTTATATTAAGGATGGGCCTTTGTATGTTGTAATTCCAAACAAAGGGGCTCAACATCAAGGTGGTAAAGAATTTGGTGATGTATCTGGTCTTCCAGCACTTCGTTATCAGTTTCACTTCCCATCTAATCAATTTATGGATCCATCAGATAGACAAATTGACTTAACTCAATTCTTAAATACAAATGAAGAAGGGTTAAAACAATTCTTCAAACCTGAATTTATGAAGGCATTGACAGGTGAAAAAGGTAAAAAAGTACAGGTAGATTACCCAAGTGATTCAGCATCTAAGTTCATTGCATTATATGGTTTTGATGAGTTTTTTGAAACATTACCGGCAGATCTTGAAAGATTCACATTCAAGAACACTAAAAAGGATACAAATTTTGCTTTGAATATTCCGGATGATATTTCTAGATTTAGAGATTTGGCGGCATTGAATTTGGTAGGATGTGTTGCCTCAATTCCTGAATCAATTTGTAGCTTACCTAAATTACAATATCTTTCATTACCTGATAACCCTAATTTACAACCATTACCTGAATGTATCGGTAACATGCCGGAACTTATGGTTGTTAACATACCTGGAGCTAAAGGTAAAAACATCATTCCTCAATCAGTTTACGCAAGAGCGGAACAAGATGATGATTTCCACATCTTTGATTAAGTTTAAAAACATAACCCTCCTTCATGGAGGGTTTTTTGTTTTATAAAGTATTTATCTTATATGAAAATCATAATCACCGAAGAACAACTTGAACTATTGAACGAAACTTATAGACGAGATCGTTTTGATGCTGAATACGCTGACGAATACCCAAAGTATAAGAAGATGTTTATAAAAACCATTTCTAAAAATGTTAAAAGTTGGGGTAAATGGGCTGGAGAATCAATATACTTGATGGATGAAAACGGTAACCCGTTATTTGTATATAGAAGACCATCTAAAACATTATACTACGATTATTCAATAGATAGAGAAATGGAAGATTATATACCTTCCCATATTATGTCGAGACACTTAAAAAATGCCGTTTATGATTATTTTAAAGGTTTGTTTCCTGATGTTGAAATAAAAGAAGTTAATGGGGCTAATATCGGGTAATTATGAAAATAATAATTACAGAAGAACAATATCATATGTTATCTGAGGAAAACCTTAGAAAATTTTGTTATGCGGTTTGGGACAAACAAAAAAAGAAAGGTGAAGAACCCCATATCGATGATGTAATTTATGACGTGACTGGTATTAGAGAAAATTCTATGGACGACTTTGTAATTATTAGACCGATTTGGTACGAGTACAATGGAGGTTTTAACAAAATCTTTGAAAAGATGAAAAATGAAATCGAAGGAAAAACTTTCCAAATAGTAGATGGTTTTGGGAACCTAAATACAAAAATCAAAATCTATTATGTTGGACCTTATGGTACGGAGGATAGTAGTAAAGGTGCTGAGATTCTGGTACACGTTGACAAACAAGGAACTATGGATTTCTTTATGTATGAAGAAGGTACTGATAATGAAATTGAGGTTAATGATACTATAGATGCTGCACACTACGAAGCACTGGCTAATTACGAAAGTAGTGATCTTCAAGGTTATTTAAGAGGTGAGGTTTTTACTTTCCTTCTTAACAAATTAGAAAAATACGGAATCCCAATTGATGTGGATGTTGATCTAAAAGAATTTTAATTATATATTTATTATCACTATGGGACCAATCGAAAAAAAAATTAAACAACTTTCTTTAACGGAAGGATTATCTGAAGAAACAAAACTAGTTTTAAATCACCTAAAAAATGAGATTAAAGATCTTGAAAGAACCTCAGTTAACGAAGCTTACGACAAAGGGTATAATGACAAAGAAAGAGGTAAATCACCGACTTGGGACTACTACTCCTTTAAAAATAATACCTTCGGTACAAAAATCAAATTTGGCCAATTAAGTTAATTTTCGTATCTTTGTGTTATGGAAAATTTAAACACACTAGATATAATCGAAATAAAGTCACTCTGTAAAAAATACGGAATTGGTGTTATTGGTGAAAAGAAAGATCTCATCAAAAAACTCAAATACTTCCTTGACCCAATTGAAGATGTGTTGAATACACATCCTGGCCGTAAATTACAAAAAGACCAAAAAATCATAGGGGTAAAGGTATCCGATAAAGAAAAAATTAACTCAACCTTGAAAGGTAAAGGTCAGTTTTTATATTATTCTTTAGGTTATCATTATTATTTGGTAACAGAATAATAAATCAAGATATTTATTAAATAAAAAAAACTATGAAGAAAACTATTAACGAGGAACTTCAGGACATTAAGTTTTTATTCAAATATAAAGCTGGTGTTGTTCTATCTGAGCAAGTTGAAGATGAAGAAGTGGATTTTGATATGATGGAGGATGAAATGGATGAACAAAGAGAAATCCAAATACCGGTTAGACCTGATGTTGATACACCAACAAAACCAAAAAAACCTGGCACACCATATCGTCCTAAACCAGGACCAAAAAAGGCACCTAAAGCTGAAAAAGGAGAATTACCTGATTGGCTGACGTTTGATGAACTAGGAATTAATTTTGAATAAGATGAAAAGTTTAAAAAGGAGATTATATACAGAAGGTATCTCAAAAAAAGAATTTTTGAGTTTAACCGAAGCACCTATTGATTACGAGGGACCTGAAAGAATGGAACCTGGTATTGAAAGAAAAATCACAGGTAAACAAACACCATATCACGACTTCCCTGCAATTCCTGAAATGGATGGGGATTTTATTGAATTGATCTCATCTAAAAGATTTAAGGATTCTGTTGCAAAGGTTAGAAGTGCGATGGGAGACACAAGAGTAATTCAAGGTAATAACCCATTACAAAGTTTGATGATGAGTGTGATGCAATCAATGCAACGACTTATAATGATCCAAATGCAAAACAAGGAACAACTTGAGAATCTTGCTGTTGAGTTAGTTAGAAAAGAAATGGGTATTCCTGAAGATGCGATGCAATTCAAAGCAGAACTCGTAATGCAACCAATGGGGGCTGCGGGTGGAATGCAAGAAAAACCTGAAATGCCGTCTGAAGAAGAAATTGAAGAGTTTATGGGTGATATGGAACAATTCAACCTTGAAAGAGCGAAGAGACGTTTCATTAACTCACTTATTCAAGGAGCGGCGTTTAAAGGAGGTCACATGTTCAATTTAGTTAGAAATGAGATCAATGATATCAATCCACAATTGATGGATCTTTATACAACATCACAAGCTCTTATGGAACACGCATATTGGTTATACCCTGATATGGAAAATATGGCCGGTGGTGGCGGTGGACAAATGGGTCAATCAGAAGTTGATGAAGAAACAGATCCACCAACAGTTAAAGGAAAGGCGGTTACTTTCCCATTGTTAGTTCACGAGTTAGTTAAAGGGGTTTATGAGGTGTTTGGAACACACGGACTACCTGACGACCCAAGACAACAAGAAATGATCTTAAAAGCGGAGGACACACTTCCTGCTGAGATTTGGGATTCACGTTTAGGTCCGATCTTTTGGGAAAAGTTCTTAGCAACATACCCAATGGAGTTGTTTGATGATGATATGAAACAAATACAACATTATTTGTTCATGCGTTTCTCATCATTAAGTGCCGATGAGTTTATGAGAGTTGCGAAACTTATATTAAAAGGTGATCCAAAAGGTAATAAGTTTATTCAAGACATGGTTAACGATATAGTACGTGAATTGAAGGATCAAGAATACAAAGATGCGATGGGTTATGAGGACGAGGGAGATGATGGTTTGAGTGGAATAGATTTTAGTGATTTAGGACTTTAATTTTGACACATCACCATAAAACTATTATATTTGTTTTATGAAGAACGTTGATTGTGAAATTTATATTAAACAAGTGATCTCATTTTTTGAGAACAACCCAAATGATCTAATGGATTTAATTGGGGAAGCCCAAAGAGATGAGTTTTACGATAAGATTAGGGAGAGATGTGAAAAGAATGTTAACGAGGATATTGATTACGTTTTAACACGACAACAAATGATTGAAATCGTACTTGAGTTAAAGGCACCTGAACTCCACGAAAAATTAAATCCTAAATTAGAGGTAGAAGGATTTGTACAGAAAACAAAATGGGGTGAAATTATCCTAAATTAATCTTCAGAATACAATTAATTAAACCACAGTCAGAAAACTGTGGTTTTTTTTTGTCAATGTTTTGGTATTTATGGAAAATTATATATCTTTGTAATGTCTAAAACGGGAAACGAAATGAAAACAATTGAAATAACTATACAGGAAATTTGGCAAGCGACCAGACCAATCGTGCAAAAAAGTAAGAAATCGTATACTCGTAAACAAAAACACAAAAACAAACAAAACTAAAATATATGATCTACACACCAGAATTTATTAAATCGGTAGCCCCGGCAGTATTCGCAACTTCTCCATCACCAAAGATGACAAACAAGTATGAGTTTGTCCCTACTCACGAGATCATGGATATGTTTGACCGTCAGGGTTGGCAACTATCATCAGTAAAACAAACGGGTAAAGGTGTTCACAATGTCCATGAGTTAAAATACAGAAACGGACAATTACCTAAAGTTGGTGACTCTGTAGTTGAGGCGGTGATCCGCAACTCTCACGATGGAACCGCAACATTCTCAATGGGAGCCGGTTTGTTCCGATTGGTATGTTCTAACGGACTCACAGTTCCTACGTCAGTTGCCGAGAAATTCTCAATTCGTCACAACCACTTCTCATACGACGATGTAAAAGAATTGGCTGACTCATTCTCACAGAAACTCCCAAAGATTGAGGCATCTGTAAATCGAATGATGGAGCGTCAGTTGACAGAGAAAGAAAAACTACGTTTGGTTGGTGAAGCGGTTAAGATCCGATGGGTGGTAGGAAGTCAACCACAATCATTAGATATGAGTGACATTCTAACACCATTCCGTTCTGAAGATGAAGGAGACGACCTTTGGACAACCTTCAACGTGATCCAAGAGAAAATGATGAAAGGTGGATTCTCTTACCAAACTCCACGAGGACGAACAACAAAACTACGTGGTATCAACAGTATTCAAGCATCTAACCGATTGAATACTAAACTTTGGGAAGCGGCTGAACTATTATTAGTATAAAAATAAAACGGGGGTCACTGACCCCCATTTTGAATTATGGAAAAGTTTAAATTAGAAGAAAAGTTTTTAGAGTTATTAGTTGATAAAACTGGTGAGTTATACTCTACCATACAATTATCCAGCGCTCACGGATTAACACCAACAGATCTACAAAATAAACCAAAGTTTAGTCCTTACTTTTTGGATGGTGAAGAGGGTATGAATGGGGGAATTTATTACCTTAACTCAATTTTTCTTTTTGACGAAGACACTTACATATATTTATCTAAGAGTGAACCTATGATCTCTTCTTTTTCTTGTAAAATTTATTATCCTATAAGAAAAAGAAAAGATGTTGAGTTCTTTATATTAAACTTAAAAAAATTGAAAAAAAATGGAAATTAGTAGTCCTGAATTACGAGAAAAAATTAAAAATGGTGAAAAAGTTATTGTAGATTTTCACGCAACATGGTGTGGTCCGTGCAAAATGATGAAACCAACATTTGAAAGATTGACAAATGAAAATACAACCAACGTAGGTATGTTTACAATGGACGTTGATACGAATAGAGATTTGGCGATTGAGTTAGGTATTAGAAGTGTACCTACTATCAAAGTATTCAATGGAGGTGGAGTTGTTGGTACCAAAGTTGGTGTCCTTAACGAAGGTCAAATAAAAGAGTTGGTAACAGAATTGATCAATGGATAAGATAGCAGTTGTCTTTACAATGAAAAGTTGTCATCATTGTCAAGACTTTAAGAAAATGTTGAATGAAGCTGGTATTGAATATTATGATCGTGACATTGAAGAATTTGAAGAAGAATATGATATGTTTGTTGAGGCAACAGGGAATGACTTTGTTCCAGCATTTATGTTAGTTGAAAATCCTGAAAGTGAAACACCAAATACCGGTTTATACGCTCCTGATAGAGACTATGAGGACATAGAACAAGGTCTTAAAATAATTAAAGAATTTTTTGAAAGATAAATTAAACCCTCAAACGAGGGTTTTTTTATTTTCTATATATTTATTATAAAATGTAAAAAAATGAAACTAAATAGATTTAAACATTTATTAGAAGCAAAACTAGGTGAAGTAAAACCATTAATTTCTGAACAAGAAACAAACATTTCAGAGTATACGGTAAAAAATGATTCAGTAATACTCACAGGTCAATATAAAGAAACAACTGCATCTGCTCAAGACTTAAAAATCTTTAAAGGTGCTAAATTTGTTAAACAAGGTAAGAGTATGGTCGCTAACACAAAATATCAATTTTTAAATAGTGTTGGTAATCAAATTATTGGTGTTGGTGCAAATCCTGGCGTGGGATCTAATAAAACTTATCAAGGCAATGTTACTTATGGGTGTGGAACCGGAAAGTTTACTGTAAATATGAGAACTGATTTAATGTTTTATGATAAAACATTGGCACCCGTGTTACAAAAGAAGTGTCAAATTAAGGTTGCAAATACTCAAAACACAACAAAACCAGTAACCAAAACACAAACAACAAAAGGTCACCCATGTGATTCTGATAAGAAAAGTAAAATAGCGACAGGTAAGTCCTATAGTTATTGTTATAACCAAAACAAATACTACTTCAAAGGAACTCAAGGTGAACCTTTAACAAAATATCCTGAATGGACTGAGGCAAGCGCAAAAGGATTAGAAGCAATCAAAACTAAAATTTTTCCTAAAACTTCTGCTTGGGAAGGTTTCCCTTGTGTAGTAAACCATCCTAAGGCAGTTAAAAAAACCATGCCTAATGGTACCTATATGTATGAGATTGATGGTATTACCTATTATAGTAATGGTAGAAAAAGCTCACCACAAGGAAATGTTAATTACACATGTGAAGATCCTGAATTTAAACAACAATAAACAAAAACCCCACTCAAAAGGTGGGGTTTTCTTTTATATCAAAATGATGTCTTCTAATCTGTCCTGAACCAAATAAGGTTTTGTTTCGTCAGGATTGGTGATGTCCTCTATTAGATTGTAATTACTTAAACATTCACTGAACTCTTTAACATTCATATCAAAAACATCTAAAACGAGATCTTTAATTGTTTGTTTGGGTAATGTAGAATCTGAAACTATTTTTATTTTGTGATCTTCATTTTCATCTAATTCAGAGTTGTATTTAAACATTAAGTTGTTCACGCCAAGTAAGGTATACATTTGGTTAAACATATAGTGAGCGTAATAGTAGATACCTCTACCACAACCTAAACTATAACCATATGGAAATTCTGAAGTAATACTTATCTCAACAAATGGGTCTTCTTCCTCAACATAAATTGATTTATTAACTCTAACCCAAGCTTTGGATAAATCCTCAATATTTTGTTCGTATCTGATTATATCTATTACATTGATGTCTTTGATCTCTAAAGAATTAAAAAGGTCTGAAAACTCATCCATGAAGTCGTATTTGAGATCATTGAGGTTTATTTCTTTACTACTTGTTGTCTGACCATTTACAACAACAAATGTCTCACAATCTGTTACTTGGATAATTGTATTTTCTGATTTGTCGAATTTTGACAAGATGTAATCTGCGAATAGGTTCACAACATACCGTCTTGTGTTTTTTTCTAATTTTCTCATATTATTGGTTTTTATAATGAATATGAGAATTAAATGAAACTATAAAGAGTTAGATGTAATCATTAAAATAATCATTGATGTTTTTCTGTGTCATTGAGTAGTCAGGGTAGTCAGGAATTCTTACATCAATACATTCAAGTATACCATCGTTAATTAGACCTACCAACAGATCACTATATGTACCATAATATTCTAAAAATGATTCATTATAAGTTTTATTTATGTTGTTCTCTAAAAAATTTTTAATTTCTTTTACAAAATCTCTAATTTTAATGTAATGGTGGTAACGAGTTTTCCCATTACTTTCTATTGGAACCTCATCTATCTTACCTTCAAAAAATTCATCTAAACCACCGTAAATTGATTCATAAATTTCGCTTTCGTAAGCGTGATTTTCGGCGTTATGATAAAGACTTCTTAATTCTTGACCAATCTCATCTAAATCAGTACTAAACAACTCATTAGTTGCTTCCGAATCTTTTAATAAGTCATTCAAATCTTCAGGTCTTATTCTAAAATAACCAGGTGTTCCTTGTTCCTCTGACAAACTTTCAAAAAAGTCGGAGTCGTAATCTCCTAACGATAATTCGGCGTTACCAACCTCTTTGTAAATAATGTCTTTTAGTTTTGTTAAATTTGTGTCATCCAGTTCAGTTACCGTTTCGTAAGGTTTTGCGTTACTATCATATAAATCATAATCTAAACCATCTTCACTAAATACTTGTTCGGCAATACGTCTAACCCCATCTCTTCGATTATTACTACCACAATAAAAGTAAGATAATTCTTCCCTACCCCTTAAATATAGATAAAAACCGTCAGGTCTAATCGAAACGTCTGTTATCAACTCCCCCAAAATAAAAGCCATTGTATCTTCATAGTTTTCATTTAATTTACGAAGTAGAAGAATATTTTTTAATTCTTCAGGTGCGTCATTATAACTAAGATTAATTAATGCGCCCTGTTCATCTAAGTAATTTATAATTTCATCATCCCAATCACGATAACTTACTTGACCTAAATCTAATTCACCTAAAAGACCATACTTTTTCATGAATTTAAAAAAGGTAATTAAGTCATTAAAAAATGGTTCAATGTCATCATAGAAATCACCATTGTTAAAACTATCCCTTAAATCTTGTGCCCTTTTTAAACTCATATCGTATAAATATCTAATAAACAAAAAAGGTGACCCAAAATGGAACACCTTTCTTTTCGATGATACGCAAATATTATCTTCTATAATATTTATTTACAATTTTCTTAACCGACTCTTGAACATTCGTTTGGTTCTGTGTGGTATTAGCACCTTGTTGAGTCTGAGGTTGAGGTTGTTGTGCTTGTTGTTTGTTTTTGCATCCGCAGCCCATAACTTAATATTTTAATTGGTTTATTTACTTATAAATATCTTATAAAATAAGATTAATCCACATTATTGAATAATCAATTCTTTTTACTGAATATTTATAACATATGTCAATGAAAAATTTTATAAAAGATTACCTTTTGGAACAGGATGATAATCTCGTTACAATATCTCCCGATCAATATTTGGAAACATTGGAAAGTGTTGGTGGAATTGCGTCAAGGGTTGCAATGTTAAAACCATTTAAAGGGAAGGGTATCGTCATTGACGGGGAGTTAGATCTTACAAAATTCAAGAACGTCGGACCATTAACTGGTATTGTTAGAATTAAAGGTAGATTGGATATCGCAAGTACAAACGTCCCATCATTAGATGGTATCACAGTAGATGGATATGTTAATGATTATAATTCCACAATGTATGTTAACAGATTGAAAAATATAAAAAACCAAAAACTTACCAAATTAGCTCAATATAGAAGAGATGATGAATGGAACGTAGAGAATGGTGAGGATGATTCTGAAAGAACTGAAGCTCTTTACGATTATTTATATGGTGAAGGTATTCCTGATAGAATAGAATATGAGGATGGTAGTGAAAATGAAGAAGATAAGTATTTCATTTATCCAAACGGAAGTGGAAGTTATGGTGTTGGAAAACAATATGAGTGGATAGGTGGTGATTCATTAAATCCAACTTATTATGATGTTTATACTAGTAATGAAATAGATAATGCGGCATTAAGATATGTTGAGAATCTGGTTAATGATGTTGGGATGGATGCATTCTCATCTTGGGTTTGGGAAGATAGTGTTGATAGTGAAAAGTGGGAAGAATGGTTAATTGATTTTTATTATGAATCAATTAGTGAAGACCCAGAAGGTTATGGTGTTGAAAAATCATTATCTGGTGAGCAAGAACAACAGGTTAACCAAATGAATAATACCATCGCTAATTTAACCAAAAAATTAGAAGACCCCAATTTATCAGATGAAGATAAAAATAAGATCAAAACTAAAATTTACGGATTAAATAATATTATAGCCGAAATTGAAAGTGAACCTGAAGGTGATTATGATGAAGATAATATGATGGACAGGGCTAGATCAGATGCCGATGAATACGATAATGATATAACGGGTTTTATTGATCATTATGGTTTTGATAAAAAATTCATAATGGATTTTGTTGATTTAGGACAGGTTACAGAAACGGTGGTGAATAGCGATGGGTACGGTCCGTTATTGGCGTCAAGCGGTGAAGATGCATTTGAAGCAAGTGTAAACGATACGTGGTATTTTATAATTCCATTGGACTAAAACTTTATTTGTTAACACCTTTGCCCTACTTTTCAATTATACGATGGCGAAGAAAAAGAAAATAGAATTTTTAATGAACACCGATTGGATGTTTGAAAAACCTATTGATAGAGAATATAAAGAATACAAATTACTTTCTTATTTTCAAAAAATGGGTGACAAACTGGATCGTTTAGAATTATATCCAGGGTTCATAGAATTATCATTACATTTAATGAATGTCCAAGCTCTTATGAGGGACAAAAAGATTGTTTATACTGATAAAAAGTTAAACAATATTGACGATGAAATTATGGTCAAAGACCTTAAGGTTAAACCATTACCGGAAATGACCACAGAAGAAATGATGGAGTTCAGAGATATCCTATCATTCTCAGCACCAAGAATAATGGAATACTTCAACGTTGCAAAATCAGTATGGACGATTGTATTCGATTCTTTGGATATGAAACTTAAAAGAAATAAGAAGAACATTCTTCACCCAAAAGGTTATTTCTTTTATACCGAAACGGATAACAAAAAAACTCATGTTTGGGAATATCTAATCAAAAAAGAAACAAAAGCCAACCCCCAACGAATGACGAATATAAATTTAATTTATTCTGATGACTTAGGTGAGTTGACGATCCCAAAAGTTATTACTACATTTTCTACGTATGAAAGTAAGGACAAGCGAATGGGTCCGGTGTTTCAGATGTCATCAAACGGAATTTTTCCAATAGACGAAACCCTTTTACCCTTATTCAAACGTAGAATTGCCGGACTTATCTCACAAACAAAAATTCAAACAGAAAACCAAGAAATAGAATAAGATGAGTTTTAACAAGAGAATACTTAAGAAAGAAAACATTTTACGTAATCTCAATAATCTTTTCACCTATTTAAACTCCGATGCGGTTATCTGCACCGACGATTTTTCACGCAAAGTTTATAGGATGTATAGTGAAGGTTTTACCAAAGAAGAAATAATAAATATAATAAATAAAATGAAATGAAGATTAAATTGGAATATGTTTGGTTAGACGGATATAAACCTGAACCTAACCTAAGAAGTAAAGTTAAGATTGTTGATTATGAATCTGTTAAGAATGCGTTTCTTGATGGAAATTTTCCTATGTGGAACTTTGATGGTTCATCAACAAATCAAGCAGAAACAGGAAACTCTGATCGTTTACTAAAACCTGTTAGACATTACGCCCCACCTAATTTTTTGAATGGTAATGATCCTGTGTATGTTTTATGTGAAGTGTTGAATCCAGATGGAACACCTCACCAATCAAATAAAAGATCGGAGATCGGTGAAGGTTTTGACGACCTTTGGTTTGGTTTTGAACAAGAATATTTTATTCGTGAAGAAGTTAATGGAAACATTTTGGGTCACAAAAGAAACATTCTTAAAGGTCAAGGTGAATACTATTGTGGTGTAGGCCATAATGTTGTTGGTCGTCCATTTGTTGAAGAACATTTGAATATGTGTTTAAATTATGGAATTGATATCACAGGGACAAATGCTGAGGTTGCTTTAGGTCAATGGGAATACCAAGTGTTCTCTCAAGGTAAATTAAAAGGGGGTGACGATCTTTGGATGACAAGATACTTCTTATTCAAGATTGCCGAAAAATATGGTTACCATATTGAACTTCACCCAAAACCAATCACACACGGAGAATGGAATGGGTCAGGTCTTCACACAAACTTCTCAACAGATACGATGAGACTTGATGGTAACGAAGAATATTTCATGGCATTATTCAATGCATTTGAATCAAGACATGAAGACCACATCAAAGCTTACGGGTCAAATAATAATCTACGTTTGACTGGTGAATACGAAACTCAAGCAATTGATAAATTCAGTTGGGGTGTGTCTGATCGTGGAGCATCAATTAGAGTTCCTCAGGATACTGCAAAAGAATGGAAAGGATATGTTGAAGATCGTAGACCTGGATCAAATGCGGATCCATACAAGATTATTCGTGAAATGGTTAACTCACTATACGTTGCTCAACTTCTTTATGATACAAAAACTATGATGACCTCATTTGTTGATATGGATGGTCTCACCGGAAAATACGGAACAATGTCTGATGAAGAATTATTGAAAGAATATCGGGATGATGATGATTACGAGTTAGATAATGAAATTATGGAATCTAAAACTAATATAAAACCAGGAACACAACCTGAAAATATCAATACAAGTAATACGGGTACAATACCCGAAGCATTAAAAAACGCATTAATGAATGCTAAAAATTATTCAACCAATGGATAAAGAATGTGTATGTGGTGGAACAGGACCTTGTCAGTGTCCCACACCAAAAGTAGAACAAGTTAATCACCCCCAACATTATGGTGGAGAAAATAACCCTTACGAAGCAATCAAAGTAATTGATGCTTGGGAATTAGGTTTTAGTTTAGGAAACACAGTAAAATATATAAGTCGTGCAGGAAAAAAAGGAAAAGACAAGGAACTCGAGGATCTCAGAAAAGCCCTCTGGTACCTCGAACACCACATCAAAACAATCGAAAAAGACAGGTCTTGATACTGAGATAATAGTATTAGATGCGATCACAACACCAAATGAATTGATCCGTGAAACCCTCATTAACTTTATGTGGGGGTTTTTGGGGAACTCTATTGTTGTATTTGCAGCAAAAGAACTGGACTTTTTAGTTTTGATTAACTATATTGTTTATTACATTTTAATCTCGTATATTGTTAACAGGAAGAAATACGAAACCATGTTGGGTAAGTTTATTGTTCTTCCTGGCTCCGCAGCGATTGGGGCATTTACGGGATATAAGTTGGCACAATTAATCACTAAAATAATTTAATTATGGAAGAAGAATGGAATCCAGATGAAAATCAAGGTAGGTCAAAAGAACATATTGAACGAACCTATATGTCAATTAAATTACTTGCTTGGTTCGGATCAGTGTTATTAATAGTGTTAGTTACTAGTTTAATCGTAAATTATATTGCAAAATGAAATACTATAAAATTACAATAGGAGGTAAAGGAGCTGAGGTTTACCCCTTCCAATTAAACACGGAACAATATGAAACTCTACGAGACGGTGGGGTTGAACAGGATGAGTTAGATCACGATCAAATATGTGAGATATTAGGTGTTGATACTTTTTTTGATTCACCTAACGAATCTATTATGGGACCATATCCTGATGCATTCTTTGTGAGAGTTAAGGATGAGGAAGGTAATGTTGTTTATGAGAGTGAGGATCTTGATAGTGATAGAAGTGATTATGAAGAACAATATTGTGGTGAGGTCGCTTATCTTATTATAGAAGACTATTGCAAGGGAGAACACCTTGTTTATGACATACCATTAGAGGAGGAATTTAACATTGATAAATTAAGATTCAAAGTGGATGACATTGGTTGTCGTGTTGAAGTTGTAAGTGGAATCTTATACGACGAAAATGAATATAATTTATATAAATCATTTGGTGATACATCCAGTAAAGGATACTATTATCATTTAACAGCAGGAATTTAAAAATGAAATATGGACAAACGAGAAAGACAATTAGAAGAAAGATTGGCTCACTTGGAGATTGAGGTTAAAATGAACCGTGAATGGGATGAAATTCCTGAATCATTAAAACCAACATCAAAAGGTAGGTGGGAACAAATGAAGGGAGAACTTAAAGCCCAAGAAAGTCGAAGATTGGGTTGGCCTAAAAATTATTAAAATGAAATTAACAGAAGAACAAAAAAATCAGATCCTAAATCAATACGAGGGGTTAAAAAACGATGAACAAACACTAGGTGAAATACACGAAATAATTGTGGATTTTTGTTTAGATGAAGAAATTGTTGATTTATCAGATGATGAGGATGGAGACCTTTATGAAGAGTTTTCAAATGAAGTTTGGGATTTATTAGAGAGTATAAAATAAGAAGATGATAGAAACAGGAAAAATTATTAACGGAGATTGTGTTGAGGTAATGAAAACATTACCTGAAGGATCTGTGGATTTAATCGTAACGTCTCCACCCTACGGAGTTGGGATTGCTTACGATGTTCACGAAGATGACGTTGAGTTCAACGAGTATGTGGAGTTTGCCAAAAATTGGTTAAGTGAAGCGTATAGATTATTAAAGGATGATGGGAGGATTGCACTTAACATTCCTTATGAGATTAACAGACAGAAAAAAGGTGGTCGTATTTTCTTCGTATCGGAGATGTGGCAGATCATGAAACAAATTGGATTTGGGTTCTTTGGTATTGTGGATTTAGAAGAACAATCACCACATAGAAGTAAGACAACAGCTTGGGGTTCTTGGATGAGCCCATCAAGTCCGTATATTTATAACCCAAAAGAATGTGTTATATTGGCATACAAAAAACAACACATCAAAAAAATCAAAGGTCAACCACAATGGGCTGGAGAATTAACTGAAATTGAAAATGAAGATGGTTCGAAAAGGAACAAAATGGTCTATGACGAGAATGATAAGAAAGAATTTATGGAACTTGTGTTTGGTCAGTGGAATTACTTTGCAGATACTAAATCACTCACCAAGGCAACTTTCTCGATGGACATACCAACCAAAGCGATTAAGATATTGTCCTATAAAAACGATGTAGTGTTAGACCCATTTGCGGGTTCAGGAACTAGTTTGGTTGCTGCGGAAATATTAGATAGACGTTGGTTAGGGATAGAACTTTCACCAAATTATGCTGACGTTGCAAGAGGTAGGGTACAAGCGTTTGTTGATGAGAAAAAACAAGTTAAGATACAATATCAATAACATCACCCTCTTTAATATTGTATTTTCTACAATCACCACCTGGTAATTCTAAGATCATATCACCATTACCCTCATAATTTTCACATTTATCTGAGAAACAAGGTTTACAGTTGTGATGGATCTTTGTGATCTGATCACCATCGATAAAAATGATATCCAAATGAACTACACAATTTTTCATCCAAAAGGAGTGTGGTTCATTTTTCATTAAAAATAACATACCATCAAAAGTTTTATCGAACTTTTTACCCATCATACCATTTTGGGTGTCTTTGGATGTTATTACAGTTTTAACATTAAAAAGGCTATCATTTATTTTTACTTTCATATTTATAAATATCTATGAGAAAGTTTAGAAAGAGTGCTGGTGTAATAATTAAACATGGTGATGAGGTTTTATTATGTAAACGATCACCTGAAGAGTCATTACCAAACCATTGGTCTATACCTGCTGGTGGTATTGAAAGTGGTGAATCACCGGGTCAAGCTGCGATCAGAGAAGTATTTGAAGAGACAAATATTAAACTATCAACCGATTTGGATTTGGTTGGAATGATTGACACAAAGAATGATGAGGGATCAAAGATGGGTATGATGTTTGTGTTTCTACAGGAAACCAAAGACAAAGAAGAACCTGATTTAGATAAAGCGTCACATGGGAAAGAACATACCTCATGTAAATACTTCAAGAAGGAAGATCTACCAAAACAAAAAAGAACTGAAGAATTAAGAAATATTATCAAAAAAATTCTGAAATAGTTTTTTCAAATTGAAAGTTTTCTTATCTTTGTAGAAATAAATCACAGATGATAAAGACAACCTTCAACCACACGATTAGAATTATGAATGAAAAGTTCGGGGCATTAC